GGTTGGGGCCCGAAGAGTTGAACGCGCTCTTCAAGCAAGGATTGCCCGAGCCGACGGTCTACCAGCGTTGAGGACGCGCATGGCAGAGAGGTAGGCAGCGTAGGCAGATGAACCAGCAACGATAATCTGATTGACGTTGGCAGTGATCCAGTTAAGGGTGTCAGCAACGAGTCCGTCAGGGGAGCGATTCACAAGTTGGGCCAGCCGAGTGGCTGATTCGACAGCACTATAAGAAGGTGTCGACAGCCCGGACGTTACGACGGATACGTACTCATAGTTTCCAACCACCTCATATTCAAAGGGTGTTCCTGCGGGGACGCCATAGAAGGCAACAACCAAGGGGCCTTGGGTGCCAATGGCGCAGGGGAAACTTGCGATGTTGTTGTAAAAGTCGGTGTCAGGGTCATCGGATGGTGCCCAACATAACTCAACCCACTCACCAATGGCAACAGTAGGTGAGTTGACGGCAGCGTTGAGATCCCCAAGGAGGATATCAATGGTGCTGTTCTGGGTGGACGCATTGTCACGTTGTCGAAAGGTGAGAACCGAGCCAGAGAGGGTGGCCGGTGCACCAGTGCAACGGACACGGAGGCCAGCTGACACACATCTCATGCGTGCGTTCAACGCAGAGGAGTTGGTGATACTGGCAACCGTTGGTCCTGTCACAGTGTTGGTCAACTGCAAGGTGAAGCCTTGCAGGGTCGTTCCAGTGCCACCAACAGAGGTCGATGAGGTAGCATTGATGGAGACGACACTACTGTCGTACGCGGCGTAAGGGTTGAAAGCAACATAACCATTACCGGTAGTTCCGGCAGCACACGAGCCTCTCTTATAAGTCTTGTACTTATAAGTGTCACGCGATGAGCTAAAAGGGGCACAAGGGAGAACATGGGTCCATGGGTCGACTAGCGAAACCATGTAGTTCTTCAAGCACTCGTGCTCCATCTCATTTTCACGGGACATTTGGGCAGCTCGTTGTCGTTGTCGGGGTGGGCGACGAACGGGCATTGTCGTGTTGACTTGTGACGGGTGAAGGGCGATGCGTTCTTCATAAGAACTGGCACTCTTGCCTTTCTTGGATTTCGAAGCTCTTCCACGGCGGCGGCGTGGGGGGCGAGCAATGTTCGAAGGGGCCTGCATTTTGTTTGTTATCACGGGTAATAGGATAAGCGGATTAAATGAATCAAACCCGGCCACCAAGTTGGCCGGCCTGTTACCCGAGGGCCAGTTTACTTCCGAGTAGCTGGGCCCTTGCCCTTACCGTTGTCGGCAGAGCGTCCCTTGCTACCCTTCGTGGCCGGTCCCTGACCGCTACCACCTTCCGGCTTTCGCCGGGCCTTTCCCTTTTCAGGGTGACTTCCACCGCGACCAACGCGCTTTGGCCGCTCATCACCTACAACCTCCGAATCTACCACCACGGGAACAGCCGACTTGGCAGGCTTTGGTTCCGCACACAATGGTGGGCTCAGGAGGGCCTCTAAAGAGTTTGCTCCGTTCAGCCAGACCCTGAACCTGTTGTAGTCGAAATCAGGAATCGACTCCCTACTATAATCAACCATCCAACTCGCTGGCTCGTTGGGGTATTGTAGGTCAACAGGTAGATCCGCGTTCCAAATGTGCAAATTCCGGCTCTCTAAGTCTATAAGACTATGGCCATGGACTTGCACAACTTTGGACACGAACTCCCCGAGGATGGGGGTGTTTTTGTCGGACAAGTAGAACGCTCGCGCTTTCTCCAGCAACTTCATGACGGGCGTCACACCCGCTGGGAGCGTGACGGTAGCATGAAACTTAGACAATTGCCGGGGAAGATCACAGCACGAGTTCGGGTCACCGAACCACACATTGGGGCCGTACACACGGGCGAGGAACTTAATCCCAGGCTTTCCGCGGTGCACGGGTTCAACCGCCAGTTTCTGGCCGACAAGCGCACAAGCT